ATTTAACTATTGGTAGAGTTGATTCTGCCACTGATAAAAATGCTGCGATAGTAGCACCTTTTACAAAAGGACCTGTCAGCTTGCCTATAATAATTGAAAGTGAGCAAGATTTAATAGATAATTTTGGTAAACCACAAAATGTGGATGATCAAGTAGAATACTGGATGGTAGCATCATCATATTTGGCCTATGGTGGTCAACTGAGTGTTGTTAGAGCGTCAGATTCTGGATTAGTAAATTCTACTGATGATGGTGGTAATATTGTAATTAATAGCGTAGATGATTATATTAACAAAGGGTATGATGAAAATACTCTAGCAGGAACGGTGATTGCATCCAGAAATCCTGGAACATGGGCAAATGGAGTAAAGGTTGCAATTATAGATGGTAAAGCAGACCAAATATTAACAGTAAATACAGATGATGCTCAAGTAGGATATGGATTCACACAAGCAGTTCCAGCAGGAACAGTAGTAGCAGGTGCAGGATCAACTTCACTTCTTACTGGTTATTTTAAAGGTATCATTACTGAAAAAGGAACAGGCACTCTTGGTGTTAAATTCCTTTCTCATGTTACTGCTGATGGTGCAACAGAAACTGAAAAAGATTATGAAGCATCAGGAATCTATAAATTTGGAAATGTAGCATCTACAATCTATACAAATGCTGGAGTTGCATCTGCAACACCAACTGTAAGTGCTAATGCAGATTGGTTTGATAGTCAAACAATCACAACTACAAATGGTGCTCCAATTAATTGGAATCAAATTGCAGAAAGACCAGGAACATCTGCATATGCAGCAGCAAGAAACTCAAGATTTGATGAAGTTCATGTTGTTGTAATTGATGATGATGGAGATGTAACTGGAAACGCAGGAACAATTCTTGAAAAGCAGTTAAATCTTTCAAAAGCAAAAGATGCTGAGTTTTCTGCTGGAACATCTTCTTACTGGAGAAAATTCCTTCTAAACAATTCAGATAATATTTTTGGATTAAGTGGTCCTACTGGTGCTGTAACTACAGCATTCTCAAGTGCATTTACAAAAGTTACTGATGAAGCATGGGATCAAAATGCTCAAGATATTAAATTTGCTGCAAATGGTAATGTTGGATATTCTTTATCTGGTGGTAAAGATTATGGTGGAAATGATTATAGTGAGGGCACTGCAGGTGCTTTAACAGCAACATTAGGTAATCTATCTGCTGGATATGGTTTATTTGAAAATACTGAAGAGTTTGATATTGATTTCTTACTCATGGGTTCTGGATCACATCCAACAGTAACAGCACAATCACTTGCAAACAAGTTAATCTCTGTTGCTGAAATTAGAAAAGATGCGGTTGCGTTCATCTCACCTAATAAATCAACATTTATTTCTAATCCTGGTGAAACAACTGCTAGTTTAAGTTCTGCTGCAGATACTACAAATAATGTTATTGAATATTATGCCCCAATTACATCATCAACATATGCAGTATTCGATAGTGGATACAAGTATATGTTTGATAGATTTAATAGCACATTCCGTTATATCCCATTAAATGGTGATATTGCAGGAACCTGTGCTAGAAACGATATTAATAACTTCCCTTGGTTCTCACCAGCAGGAACAGCAAGAGGTTCAATACTAAATGCCGTAAAACTTGCATATAATCCATCTCAAGCACAAAGAGATAAACTCTATACAAATAGAATTAACCCAGTTATCTTCTCACCAGGAGCAGGAATTGTGTTATTTGGTGATAAGACTGGATTTGGTAAGGCATCTGCATTTGATCGTATTAACGTTCGTAGGTTATTCTTATTCATTGAAAATGCAATCTCAAATGCTGCTAAAGATCAACTCTTTGAATTCAACGATGAGATTACAAGAACTAACTTTGTGAATATTGTTGAACCATTCCTAAGGGATGTTCAAGCAAAGAGAGGAATCATTGATTTCAGAGTTGTTTGTGATGAGACAAATAACACTGCTGCAATTATAGATAATAATGAGTTTGTAGCAGACATCTTTGTTAAACCTGCAAGATCAATTAACTTCATTGGTCTTACATTTGTCGCTACTAGAACTGGCATCTCATTTGAAGAAGTAATCGGTACAGTTTAACTAAAGGTATAAAGAACTATGGCAACCCAATTTAACAAACCACCACTAAGAACAATCACTGGGTTCAAAAGCAAACTTGCTGGCGGTGGAACTAGACCGAATCTATTTGAAGTAGAAATTGCTTTTCCAAATGAAACTCAAATAGATAATGACGTTAAAGAAAAATCAAGATTCTTGATAAAAGCAGCTGCTCTTCCTGCATCAAACATAACACCAATTGATGTTAACTTTAGAGGTAGGATTCTTAAGATTGCAGGTGATAGAACATTCGATACATGGACTGTTACAGTTCTCAACGATGTTGACTTCTCAATTCGTTCAGCGTTTGAGAAGTGGATGAATCTTATAAACAAAATGGAAGATAATACTGGAGAACAAGATCCTGCAGTTTACCAACCAGATGCATATGTTCATCAACTAGATCGTGATGGTTCTACACTTAGAACTTATAAGTTCCACGATGTATTCCCAACTCAGGTAAGTCAAATAGATTTATCGTATGAAACTACCGATGCTATTGAAGAATTTACTGTAGAATTCCAAGTTCAGTGGTGGGAAGCACTTAAAGGTATAGGTGCAAATGCAGGTGGTGAAAATATTAACTAAATAGTGCTATAATAGAAAAGTAGGTAAAAATTATACAATGGCAAAACTTTTTGGATTCTCTATTGACGACAGCCAGGACAAGTCTCCTTCTGTAGTATCCCCCGTTCCCAAATCTAATGAGGACGGGGTTGATTATTATATTCAATCTGGTTTTTATGGACAATATGTAGATATTGAAGGTGTATATAAAACAGAGTATGACTTAATAAGAAGATATAGAGAAATGGCACTTCATCCAGAAGCGGATGGTGCAATTGAAGATGTTGTTAATGAGGCAATTGTAAGTGATTTATATGACTCTCCTGTAGAAATAGAATTATCAAATGTAAATGCAAGTGATAAAGTAAAGGATAATATTCGACAGGAATTCAAAGGCATCAAAGAAATGATGGACTTTGATAAAAAGTCCCATGAAATTTTTAGAAATTGGTATATTGATGGAAGATTATTCTACTTAAAAGTCATTGATACAAAAGCACCACAAGATGGTATTCAAGAGATCAGATACATTGATCCAATGAAAATGAAGTTTGTTCGTCAAGAAAAAAAAGATAAGAACAAACAATTAGGTGGAGTAGATCTTTCAAATGTTTTTAAAGGAACTGCTAAAGATATCTATCCTGAAATTGAAGAGTATTATATTTACACTCCAAAACCAAATTATCCAACAGGAATGTTAGGTGGTGGTTCTAATTCTAAAGGTTCAATTAAAATTGCAAAAGATTCAGTTACTTATGTAACCTCTGGATTATTTGATAGAAATAAAGGAACTTGTCTTTCATATCTTCATAAAGCAATCAAAGCACTTAATCAACTTAGAATGATTGAGGATAGTCTTGTTATTTACAGATTATCAAGAGCACCAGAAAGAAGAATATTCTACATTGATGTTGGTAACCTTCCAAAGGTAAAAGCAGAACAATATCTTCGTGATGTTATGATGCGTTATCGTAATAAGTTAGTATATGATGCTGCGACTGGTGAAGTTAGAGATGATAGAAAGTTCATGTCTATGATGGAAGACTTTTGGTTACCACGTAGAGAGGGTGGAAGAGGAACTGAAATTACAACACTACCAGGTGGACAGAATCTAGGAGAATTATCTGATATTGAGTATTTCCAAAAGAAACTTTATAGAGCACTTAGTGTTCCTGAATCTAGAATTGCTTCTGATGGTGGATTTAATTTGGGACGTTCATCAGAAATTTTAAGAGATGAACTTAAGTTTTCTAAGTTTGTAGGGCGTTTAAGAAAACGTTTTGCGAATATGTTTAATGATATGCTTAGAACTCAATTAATTCTAAAAAATATCATAACACCAGAAGATTGGGAACAACTTAGTGATCATATTCAGTATGACTTTGTATATGATAATCAATTTGCAGAACTAAAAGAAAGTGAATTGATGAATGAGAGATTAGGAACTCTTGCTACTATTGAACCTTATATTGGAAAGTATTATTCAAACGAATATGTTCGTAGAAAGGTGCTTAGACAATCTGATAGTGAAATAGAAGAGATTGATGAACAAATTGAAAAGGAAATAAAGGATGGAATAATTCCTGATCCAAATGCAGTTGATCCTATAACTGGAGAACCATTACCTGCAGAGGGAGATCTTGGAGATGTTCCAGTAGAACCTGATTTAGAACAAGGTGCAGCAATAACTGATGCACAGTTAAGTAAAGACACCAAATCGGCTGAGATATAAATAAAATATAATAC